TGTGCTGAAATTGATTGATCTCCTGTCATAAAAGCACTAAAATTTGGAGTGTTACTTCCACCAATACCAGATACAAAGTTTGCTCTAGTTATTTTTCTTAATGCACTAGCTGATGTGTCATGGATTAATATTGTGTCATCTGTTGCGATAGAAGTTTCAGCAGTTTGTCCTGTAATAATTGTTGATGCTACTTGTGAGCTTCCAACAGAACCACTTGCAGGATTTACAGTTTGAACAGCTTTACCCAGATATACGCAGTACATATCATCTGAACTTGATGTTGCAGAAGTTAAAGTTAATGTAGTTCCACTTGCAGTATATGCCGCCGTTGGCTCTTGCCTCACAAAATTTATAAATAGAGCTATTTCATTTTGATTAGAAACAGGATGATCTAAAGTGTACGAAGTAGTTGCACTTGTACTAAAGTCTTGCTTCTGAAATGAACTAAACGCTTCAGCCGGTGTATTTCCTATATATGCCATCTTAATCCTATGTACTTATTGAATCAACAACAGACAAAATGCAATCAACCGCAGAAGCTGTATCGGCTAACGCCTCTACAGAGTCTCCAGATTGTAGAACAACTTTTGATCCGCCGTCAATCAACTCCAGAGATCCACCGCTTGGTATCGGTGCATCTTTAATTAAATAATAACTTGTTCCGCCATTCTTAACCGTTGCATCTACCGTTACGGCAGAAGTAGATTTATTAGCAAAACGCATACCAATTATTGCGTCATCACTATTAGCGGCAGCTCTTATTTCCGTTGCAGAAGTCCCTACATTTTGTTTTAAAACTCTTTCAAAATCTTGAGCCATTTATTTTACTCCTTTGTTTTACTTATAATGCTATTGCCATCGCAACAGCAAATCCAGCACTAGCAGCACTTGAATTTGCGTCAACTAAGGTAACTATCCTAGACAACGCTGCTTTTCTATTAGTACCACCTGCCCCATCATCTACAATAATTAAATCTGATGTTGTAAGATCAGCACCTATATCAGTTCCACCGTCAATATCAATAGCGGCTAATGGTAAAGTTCCACTATCTCCTGTTCCTACCAAAGTTCCGGTAGCGGTTGGTAATGTAATAACTGCACTACTAGCCGCCGAATGTGGTGCTGCTTGTAGTGTTTGTGCATGGGCATTAGATGATTCACAATAAAATTTTACTTTTGCTACGTTACCTGTTCCGGTTCTTATATCAATCAAACCGTCCGAAACAGAAACCCCTCCGGAACTTCCGTCACCGTCTAATAAAACTTTACCTGAACCATTTGGGGCTACCGATATATTTCCATTAGAAACAGAAACTATTTCCGAAATAACAGGCGAAGTTAAAGTTTTATTTGTTAATGTTTGAACGCCGTTTAATGTTACGTCACCTACATTAGACGGTTGAACAATAGTAAATACAATATTAACCGAACCAATAGAACCAGAATTATCTGTTGTGCAAAGATAAATTTTATCTGCATTTGTAGAACCCTCTTGAATAATTACTAATTGTCCGGCTAATTCTGCAACGGTATCGTAGTCAGAATTTCTTGTAGCCGTACCACTAGCAACAACGTCATAAATACCATTTTGAGTAGCGTCCGTTTGATTCTTAACTAATACTTTGTCATTGGTAGATAATGTTATACCGTCTAACGTATCTCCATTTTGTAAATCGTTTGACAAATCTACATTGGCAGTAGTAGCTACTCTAGTTATAATTCTTGTTTTTAATCCGGTAACTAAATTATCTACATAATTTTTCGTAGCTGCGTCCGAACTTGAAGACGGTGCACCTAATCCGGTAATTGTTCCACCTGATATTGCTACACTATTAGCCGCTTGTGTTGATATAGTTCCAAGTCCTAAAGAAGCCCTAGCCGTTGAACCTGTTTCCGCAACCCATGTTGAGCCACTTCCTACGATAAAGTTACCGTCCGTAGTAGCTAGATTTCCGATTGCCGTTAGATTGGCATTAGAAGCTCCTTTTGCGTCAAGTTGTGTTTGAATATTAGAACTAACACCATTTAAATAACCAAATTCTGTATTTGAAATAGTTCCGTCATGTATTTTAGTTGCATCAATAGCTGCACTTGCATTTATATCTGCATTAACAATAGCACCGTCATTTATTTTTGCTGATGTTATTGCACTATCAGCTATTTTTGCTGATGTAATTTGGCTATCTGCAATATGTGCTGTATCAATAGAACCGTCAACGTAATGTTCTGAATTTATAGAATCATCTGCTATTTTTGTTCCGTCTATTGCATCAGCCGCAACCTTTGCTGTTGTTACGTTGCTATCTGCAATTTTAGCTGTAGTAATTTGTGAATCTGCTATGTGTGCTGTATCAATACTTCCATCAACATAATGTTCTGAATTTATACTATCGTCTGCTATCTTAGTTCCATTAACAGCGTCCGCTGCTATTTTAGCAGTTGTTACTGAACCGTCTGCAAGTGAAGAAGTTGAAATTACACCTTCCGGTATTGAAGAATTAGTTTTTGATAAAGCACCAATATAAACATTATCTATCGTTTCATTAGCAAGTGAACCGCTATCCCAAGTTACATTAACCGTAGTATTTGTTGAAAAAGAAGAACTAGCAATCGTACCGTAAATAGTTCCAGGTGTTGTGGCCGTTAGTTTTATTCTTCTTCCGGCATGATAAACTGAAGTTACGTTGACACCGGCTATCGTAAAAGAAGTTGCCGAAGCATAAGCTGCAGTATAACTAGCGTCCCCATCTCCATACTCCACCCACTGCGAATCATTAAACCAATCTCTAGTATTTTTCATTAATGCTCTAATGGCATTATTTAAATTACTAGGAAGCATACCCTCTGCGGTAGATATACTATTTAATGAAGTGTTGTTTGCTTGTGTTGTTGAATAATCTTTTATATTAGTTGGCATCTAATCTCCTAAAAACCATGCGAAAGCCTTATCGCTTTCTTTGTTTCTATCATTTATTAAAGTATTGATAGCTTCTTCAATTTGTCTTTGAAAGAACTCTTGAGTTTCAAAACTATATCTGACATTATCTATATCAGTTTTTTCCGTCATCTCAATCCAATTCTTGTTGCAATTACATCAACGCCTTGTGCATGTTTCCAAACAGAACCGGCAGGTGTTGTAACTTTAATTTTAAAATATCTTCCAGATTGTCTTACAGGATTGTCCCCACTTGTAACCATACTTGAAGAAGACGATTCTGTAACATTATCGGCTAATCTTTCCCTACTTTTTATTGTTACGGTTGAAGTTGCGTCAACAATAGGCCTTACATTGGTTATACTACTTCTATGACCTGGAAACAACTCCATTTCCCTTGTTTCTATTGTTCCTTGATTTTCCGTACCGGAAAAAATAGCCGCTTTAAAATTATTATCTATTGCCCCTAAATATAATTGTCCGCCATTCCAAAAGTCAGTATCTAAAGCAATATTAATAGAATCTAAGTTTTCCGAAATAATATCCATAAGTTCAACGGTATATGCACCTACAAATTGTGAAAATATTGTACTAGCATTAGCGTCTGCCGTTGACCATTTTTGCGTAGCATAATTATAAATAATTACTTTATCACAAATACCGGTAGTGTTAGCCGTATTACTAGCGGACGGATATAACCACATGGCAAGTTGATTAAATGGGTCAACCGCCGCACAAATTCTATCGGTATATGCTTTGTTTAAATCTACGTCAAAAAATCTATTTACTTTTTCAGCACCAATAGGAATTATTTGATCACCATTTATTTCAAAAAATCCATCGTCCGCATAGAAAAACACTCTACGATTATCTTGACATACGGTTCTACCTAATACGGCACCTCTATTTGGCGAAATAACAGATAATCTGAACACAGTAGCACCACCTACATAGTCCATACGAATTATTTGATTTTGTCTGAACACATAACCAATCTCTCCAGATGTTATATGAACTATTTGTCCACCGGAACCTGGTAAATCTTGTAAATCCGACTGTTTTGTACCAGATTGCCAAGTTGATAAATCATTTATTCCAGACCATTGAATACGATTAGAATTATTTGTGTGATTACCGGTAACAAAAAAATCCCTAACGACACCTGAAACTTTAAATACCGGTACGGTTCCAGAAGTTGCAATAGAAGATAAGTTAGCAAAGTTAGTTGAAGTACCCATTAAATAATATTGTGCTGCATCTTTACCGTTACTAGCAACTACATATTGGCCAAATTGTGTAAAAGTAAAATAATCTGTATCGCCACCTGTTAAACTACCTTTTCTTGAAGTAAATGTTCCGCCGTCTAGTTGGTATATATCGGTATTCTTAGCTACAAAATTAAATACATTATTTGAATTATCTCTAAATGAACCGGCACCTCTACTGTTTGCACCTATATTGTTAGAAGAATAATTTACTAATGATGGAAATCTTTTATAAGAAGTTTGGGCAAAATAAACATTGTTAGCTACGTTTGCACCTGGATTTAAATATTCCGGTTGGTCTGGAAGCCATTCGCCAAAAGGTATTTGCATTTTACTCCTATTGGTTGTTGTTACTTACCGCAATAAAATTATCATTAAAAGAACCGGCTACGGTTACATCTGATCTTTGTTGTAATGGTGCAGAACCATATTGATCTTCTCTATCGTTTCTTTCTAGTCTTTCCATCGCCGTTTCATACATTCTTTGCCATTGTTGTAATCTTTGTGGGTCAACACCTCCTAAAAAGTTAGCCGCATGATACAAAGAACCATATAAATAAATTGCAGGGTGGTTGGTTAAAATAAAATTAGAAGTGTTTGAATCGGATAATGCTGAAAATCTTTGATAATAATTTAAATATCCTGTGTATGCCGAAGAAGGTGTAGGGGCAAATCTAAAAGTATCGCCAAGTATTGTATAGGTAGAGGGTTGCCCTGAACTTGAACCACCTTTAATCTGATCCATTTGTGCAGGTGTTATATATTTCAAAGCATACTTAGTTCCGCCGTTTAAAATATAAAAATCCCTTACTTGTAAAAAATCTGACGGTATAGATTCCGTTTCCGAATCAATAGTAATAGTTGTTTGTGCAACCATTTTTCTTATTCTTAATTTAGAATTAAAATCGGCTTCTGTTAAAACAACAAAATCTTCGGAAATTTCTGAAGTTAAATCACTTCTATTTAACCAATTAGCAATAGCCGTTTTTAATTCTGAATAACTTGATAATGCCATTACAATCTACCCTCCGCAGTTCTAAAATACTTAAATTCACTACTATTTAATTTTT